TTCTTCTTTTGTTTCTTTTGATTTACCTTTGCCTCCTTAAGTCCAGTAACCACAGTCGAAGTCATGACATCAAGATTGATGTCAGCTTCCTTGAGAAGATTATCAAACTCCTCTTCTTTTTCTTTTTTTGCCTTTCCAAGAAGACTAAAAAATTCTGTCAGTTCTGGGGATTTCATTTATCATCTTTATTTTGATTCTTGATTAATTTCGATAACTCTGCTGTTGATCCTACAAATAATGCGTTTGTAACATTAGTAGGGCCTTTGTTTGGATCTTTTTCTAAATCCTTCATCTTCTGTTGTAAGTCAATTAATTTATCTGTTGTATCTGCAACTGCTTTAATTGTAGTTGCAGCAACTTCATATGCTCTTGCAGAATCTGATTCTTGTGCTAATTCTAATATACCATTCACTGCTTCCTGTCCTTTCTCAACTAATGAATATAAATTTGCACGACTGTATTCATAATCCTTTTCAGAATCATCTTGATCAGTTTTTTTAAGTTGATTCTTTCGAGGTTCAATCTTATCAGTTTCAACTACCTCGGTATCAACGTTAAGTGCCTCCTCGATAGAATCAAAATTTTTCATAATTCTCCTAGATGTCTATACCTTGTGAAGGACTAAACTCCTTACCATCACTAAAGAATGATGACATTTCATCAAATCCAAAGTCATCACCAAACTCAATTGATGCATTATCAGTCGCACTAAGAACACCGATACTTGCACCATGATCATGTGATGCAGCAACTGTGTTATCATGAGCACGGAACACAGTTACGTTTTGACCACTGATACTTCTAATCTTCATGATTTCAGTATCAATGATGATTCTTTGATTTGCAGCGAGATCTGTAGTTGCACTCACCTTGAATTTTGTGACCTTTTCAGATATTGCACCATCAAGAACTGTCGTTGTATCATCATCATAATTTTGTTTAGCAAGAGGTGTTGCACTATATCTTTGAACTCTTTTTGCAGTCGTGATATTTGTACTACCGTAGTAATCAACGTCAACTTTCTTGATAAGACCTGCTGGATCATCTGCAACTGGCCCGAATAGATAAGTCTTTGCAGTAAATCCTAAAGTATAAACGATTGTTCTACGAGTTTCAAAACTACCCTCATATTGATCACTATAATTAATACTCTCTAAAACAATGGGAATATCTTTCTTCTCGCCTATAGAATCAATTAGATTGATTGTAATATTGAATGATGGTTGAAAGTAAGGAACAATTTGTTCTAATATTTGCAATCCATCATCACTCAATTTAGCCAAGATGCTTAATTCAAATGAAACATTGTATGGAATCGGCATATAAACTTTCTTTGCAGTTGTACCACCTTTTGCAATAAAAGTTTGTGCGATTCCAGTCTTACGAGTTGGATCGTATTGTAATCCTTGCATCTCAAAAGATAGTCTTGGAAGAGTTATTGCAATCTCTCTTTCTAATTCTGGTTGTTGTTGAATCCTTGCCAAAAATTTCTGCATTGGCCCATAAGCCAATGGAACTTTCATGACACTAAAATTTGTTCCACTCGCATCCTTGTGTCGAATGTTAATATTATTAAAGAGAGTACCGAAACCGATAACTGTCTTTCTTAATATTTCATGATAGAAATAAGTACCTAACATATCAAAGCTTTCTAACTATTTAGAATGTTCCAAACGGATTGCCTTCTGAGAAGTCTAAAATCGCATCAGCTTCCGTTTCAAAGTCAGCATTGTCATTATACTGATTTTGTTTATATTGATCATTTGGATAATCATTTGGAGTATCATAATCCACAGATAATATTACATACTCTGCACCAGATTCGAGTCCTTTAATTTTCTCTCCAACTTGGAATTGCATTTTGGTCAAAATACTTACATCTAAAGTTCTAGATGAAGAATCCCATACTTTAACTCTTGCAGTCTCTGAGGAATCTGATGATACTTGAACAGTCTCATTAAAGATATAATCACCATCTCCTATGGATGTTGCAGCACCAATTGTAATTGTTGGTGCGGAGGTATATCCACTACCAGCATTACTAATTCTTATAGCACTAATCGTTCCACCGACCATGACTGCCTCAGCAGTTGCATCGGTTCCTCCTGATGGTGCGGTAGTAATCGCAACATTTGGTGTAGTTGTGTAACCAGAACCACCAGACGTAATTGTAACGATACCTACAGAACCTAGAGTTGTGATGCCAGCAGTCGCTATACCAGTGCCTGGCACGGTTACAGTGGGTACTCCTACATAATCACCGCCTGGGTTGATTAAAAGAATTCTATCGATAGATTTCGCAGTTCCAATACCAGATCTTGATGTCATGATTGCAACAGCAGTTGCATCTACGCCAGGTGATGTACTGATTGAAACAGTTGGTGCAGCGAGATATCCATAGCCATCATTTTGTAAGAATATCTGTTGTACAGCACCAAATGCTAAAGTTGTATTTGCAGTCGCAGTAGCACCTACACCTGATAAAACTAATCTTGCAATATAACCGTCTGTTTGAACAACCTCATCAATAAGATTGACATTTGTATCAATAACCTCATCCTCATATTCAAAGACCTCACATGTAAGTTGATATGTGTAATTCTTTCTTAATTGGTAGTTTGGTTTTTCAAATTCAACGTATTTGATTTCAAATAATTTCTTTCCTAAAGGTGAAAATAATAAATCACCCTCTCTTGGTCTGTTTGATACATCATAATCATCTTCCTGTTGTTCCAAAAATGGTGCAACGGATTCTTCAAATCTTTCTCTTGAAATTACAAATGTCGCTTCAGTTGTAACTCTAACACCAAATTTTGATAATATATCTCCCTGTCCAGCATAACCATCGACATTCATCAAGTATGCTTCAAGAGGAAAGGCCTGATCAAATCGAGACTCAGTTACCTCTTTCATAATCGTTCTCGATGTCATTAATTTACGAGGAATATAATGACACTCAAGGCCATACATCCTTAATTGTTCATTAATTAAGTCCTGTACTAAACCTTGTTCTCCTTGAGAACCCTGTAGAAAAAACGGATTTAACATTATCCAATCATATCAAGTGGTGGCATTTCATAATCACTTGACATCTTAGCTCTAATTTCATCGAGTTCTTTTACACCATCATCATATATTTGACGACCATTAAGTTGAATACCGCCAGGCAATTGAACCCCTTGGAATTTAATTAAGTTCTGTCCCCACTGTTTCTTACATAGTGCAGTAAAGTATCTCTTCAAGAACTGATCGTTATAAACCTGAGTGAAATCATTTGGATCTAAAATTCTAAAACAATCAATTACGAAGTGATCATCCACACTTAAAGTCTGGAAATCGGTATCAATATATAAACGATCTTGACGAATATTAAATCTAAACTTCATGTCTGGATTCAATAAGAAGGTAATATCCTCAAGATAAGTTTGAACCATTGAATACTGTAAAAGATCAATTGATCCAAACTGATATAAGTCATTTAAGAATAATTGATATTTAATATTAAATAAACCATCATAAACTGTATCTGATCTAACTTTAAATATTTGATTAACTCCAATCACAGACGCAGGCATCTGTAGATAGTTTTGATTTTCTTCAAAACTAAAAGTAGTTGATAAACCTACTGTAGATGTTCCAGTGGTTGTTGTAATTCCAGCATTTTTCTCTCCACCTCTTGCACGACCTCTATCAATATCCTCTTGTGTAATTTTATACTTCAAGTACATTCTTACGATACCATCGTAATGTCTTTCTTGATATACTTGAATAGCATCATCTAACAGATCAGAAAACTGTTCATCTGCAACGTTAATTTCTAAGACAGGATAACCAAGCTGTCTTTTTGCGTAATCTATTAAACCATCTCTAGAACTTGGTTGAGCCATTCTTCACCTCTAAGTTGAAATACCTGTTCTGACAAGCACGTTACCTTCTATAACTTTAAAGAAAGTAGAACCAGAACTTACATTGATATCATATAGATATCTACCTTCAGCTAAACTTCTGGTTACAGTTGAACCCATTGATAGAGTTACTTTTCCATCTGTGTCTCCAAGTGTTACGCCAAAAGTATTTGCAGTTCCAATCGCAGACTTTTTCATATTACTTCTTCCAGTATAGTTAGTAAAATCTATACTGGAACCAGCAGAAGTTCTAACCGTGAAAGTAGTGTTAAAATCAGCACCAGAGAACATGGTTAGATTCACACCCATTGGAACACCCACGTCTGGGTCAAAAGTGATTATCTGTTGTGCCATTTTTCTAATTATTTAGTTTTTGTACAAGAGTAGATAAAAGACCTTTGATTTCTCCTAACTCACCTTTAACATTATCAAGATCTTCTTTCATTTTATCTAACTCTAAATTTTTATTGTCAGCATCTTTTTTTCGTTGCATGTACGCAAGATATGCTTTTTTATCTCTATTGATAATCGCTGTGGATTCTGTGTCTCGATAGAGTGCAGAATTTCCCTCAACTGGAGTGTAATGTTTCATTATGCAACTGCGATGGCTCTAAGTTCTTTAATAAGTGGTGGTTTTGCTTGATCAGTTCCAACCATGTCAATTTTAATTTGGAACTTAGTAAATGGTGGTAATTCTCTTGAACTGAAACTATAATCCTTAAATTCAGCACCGACTGAAGGAGTTATTTTATCATCAGGTCTTCCACTGTTATTTGAAATGTTGATAACTTTACCATTTTGATCAATATTATCAAAGCCTGGGAATAACTCAAAATCAACATCCATACTATTTTCACTTGATCCCTCTGCGATTGTCTTAAAGAATACACGAATATCAGCACCAGATCTTCGATATGCAGCAAACTCAACTGAAAGGTCAGTCGCTGGATTATCTAACTGAATTAAATTGGAAACATATGTTGATGAACAAGGATCTTGTCCAGTCTCATTTACACGACTATCGGTTGCAAAGTTTGATACAGGACTATTAAGACGATTTGTAGTTAAAACTGTGCTAACTCTATCTAAATCAACAACTGGAGAAACATTTGGATTATCACTAGTCATTAGTACTTCAAATGTCAATGACTTGTTGCCTGGTAAATCAGATAACTGACGATCCTCATTTACTTTTGATGCAACCATTCTAGGAGTCTCGAAGTGATTCTGAGCATTAAGAGCAACAGACTCAAATCCTTGATCTGAGAATGACTGTTCTGCACCATTAATACTTGTTGCAGAGATGGTTCTTACACGACCACCAACTGATGTTCCTGGCGGTGTCATTGTAGTCACGTTTGGTGTGATAGTTTCAAATTGTATATTCTGTGTTGCATTTGCGTTTGTTCCACCACCACGTTTTGTAGATGAGAAGAAAGCGTCTGGTATGGTTCCTCCACTTCTATTTGTTCCATCCTTACTCATATCAACTTTGATATGATAGAAGTCTAGATCTTTATTATTTGGAACAGTCACTGTTGGACTATTCATGTCATGAGTCTTGTTAATTCTTCGTAGAGAAACACCAGAAAATTCATATTTTCTAATTATATCTCCTGATGAGTGACTCTCTTTAACTGTATTATCAATACCTCTGGTTGTAACACCAGTGATAGAACCATTTGCAACGCCTGTATATGATAGAACCTCGTCACCTATGATCGCATACCCATAGTTAGTAGTTCCAACACCAACACCCTCAAATGTAGCAAAGTTAGATGAACTTACTACAGATATAGATGATGTTGCATCGTTATCATAGTCAGCAGTTAATTTAGTCTCAGGAACATCTGATTGAACATCAGATATCTTAACTAAATTGTTAAACGCATGTAAACCATGAGCACGATGATTAACTTTAAAATGTAATCCATCATTTGTTGAATTTACATCAAAACTTGCAATTGTAGATCCACTACCAACTGTTTTTCCGTCTATTCCAATAACGGTTGATCCATTATTATATCCAAGTGTTCCAACTCCTGTTACGAATGAACCTTGAATATTATCAATTATGACACTCTTAGTTGCAGTGATTAATCCAACAGATATCACAGCACCACTTCCATTTCCAAGACCCAATGTTCCAATTCCTAATGTGTCACCGACTGCATAATTGTTTCCACCGTTTGTGAATGTGACAACTCCAATCTGTCCATTTTCAACACGAACATTACCAACTGCTCCACTTCCCTCTCCAGTTTCAGTGACCATTGGTATATCAGTATATAAGA